AGGTTTGTGTGGTCGCCTCCTTATACTCATAATATTTATTTTGCACTAGCCGACAAAACCATTGTTGAGTGCGAAGTCATCTTTTTGGCTTTGGACAAGCAAGAGGATGTAAAGAAGCTTTTGTCTTTAGAGTTGACTGCCGTATGGGTTAACGAAGCCAGAGAAATCCCAAAAAGTATTATTGATGCTTGTACCATGAGATGTGGTCGCTTTCCATCGATGAGAGATGGCGGTCCTAGCTGGTATGGTGTCATTATGGATACAAACTCTCCTGATGAAACTCACTGGTGGGCTATTATGTCTGGCGAAGCCCCTGCTCCTGAGTATATGTCAGATGATGAAAAGCTGTTGCTTGTGAAACCTGATGACTGGACATTTTTTTCTCAGCCACCTGCTATGAAGGAAATCCTGGACAAGGAAGGTAATTTAACTGGATATGAAAAGAACTCCAAGGCAGAGAACCAAGAGAATATACAATCCGATTATTATGATAAAATTATTCTTGGCAAAAGCTCGATGTGGGTCAAAGTATATGTATTAAATCAATATCAATCATTGTTAGATGGCAAGCCTGTCTACCCAGCATTCAGAAGGGAGACTCATGTTGCGAATGCACCGATACAACCCATACAGGGTAAGGACGTTATCATCGGCATTGACTTTGGAAGGACGCCATCGGCAGTTTTCTCCCAACAGACAACATTTGGGCGTTGGGTTGTTTTCCACGAAGTCATTGGACAGGATATGGGAGCTGGACGATTTGCAGAAGTCCTCAAAAAAGAAATTGCCAGAAACCAATGGTCAGAATTAGATTTTAAGTTTATTGGTGATCCGGCTGGAAATCAGATGGCTCAGACATCCGAGCATACGCCATTTATGATACTTAGGGCTGCTGGGATTACAGCATACCCTGCTCCTAGCAATGATATACAAATGAGAATCGAGTCTGTTGAGTCTGTACTAAACCGTATGACAGACGGAACTCCGTCACTTACCATTAGCCCGACTTGTACAGTTTTGATTTCTGGGTTCGAGGGCGGCTATCAGTACAAGAGAACTTACAATATGGGTCGTGAAACGCATGATGACCGTCCATCAAAGAATCGTTTTTCTCATATACATGATGCTTTGCAATATGCAATGTTAGGCGGTGGCGAAGGAAGGAGAGTTATTCTCGGTGGTAGAACAACATTTTCCCCTACAACCGCTGAAAGGGCTGGAAATCCTTTTTCTCGAATGAAAATGAGAAACAGCCGACAGAATAAATCACGATTAAGCCAAGTTAGATCACTATGAAATGGATAATTTGCTTTCACGAATCAAAGAATATAGGTATATGGAGATTATTTACACGTCATAGACCTAAGTTTGGTCATGTTTTTGCTGTTTATTACGATGTTAAGTTAGATGCTTGGTCAAAAATTGAATATACCACCAGAGGTTTTAACTTTTTATGGTTTAGAGGAGATGATGCCAACTTTCTAATCTATGATCTGGTAAAAAACTGTATTTGTCTTGAGATAGAAGAGAACAAGAAACCAGTTTTTCTACCTCGTTGGCTTTATTGCGTTAGTTTTATTAAGCATGTATGTGGGATAAGTAAGCCTTGGATATTAACTCCTTATCAATTGTATTGTGAATTGCGTAAAAATGGTGGAAAAGCCATATTTATAGATAACTAGGAGGTTGTTATGGGATTTGGAAGATCAGCTCCACCACCTGACCCAGAACTCGAAGAGAGAAGGGCAGCGGAAAAAAAGCGTGTTGAAGATGAGCGTAAAAGGATGGAAGCAGAGAAAAAAGAGCGTGAACGTGTGAGGTCAAATAATCTTTATGGTCAACGTTCTCTTCAAGATGAGGAGATGGATACCAATCAGGGTTATAGGACTATGGGTAAAACGAAGTCTGGTTCAATAAGGTTATAGTCATGTATGATGGAAACTCCTCCCCACCTCCTATAGGAACTGACAAAAAGATAAACATGGTTCTTGATAAGTTCAAGAAAGCTAAAATGCGTTGGAATTCTTGGTCTGATATATGGGAAGAGTGTTATGATTATGTGCTTCCCCATCGTGAAAGCTTTTATCAAGAGTCTGCTGCACAGCGCAGAACTGAAAATATCTATGATGAAACAGCCGTTGTAGGTTTGCCAAAGTTTGCATCTAGGCTTCAGTTGGGTTTCTTCCCTCCTAATGGAAGAGCTTTCCGCTTGATGCCCGGTCCCGAGTTTCCTAAAGAGCTTATTAATAAAGCTTTTCAACAGCAACTTGATGAGATAACTGATCTTTTGCATGAGGGTCTGCGTAACTCAAATTTTAATGCTGAGTTACATGAGGGATTTCAGGATCTTGGTCTTGGCACAATGAACTTACTTGTAGAAGAAGGTAGGTTTATTGGAGATCTTCACTTTACATCAGTACCTCCTACAAATCTTGCAATATTGCCCGGGTCTTTAGATTCAATATCTGGTTGGTTTCGTTGGAATTATGATATGGAGCTTCGTGAGGTTTTGCAGAAATATCCAAAAGCAAAACTAACCGATCAAATGAAAAGTCAACTAGCTCGTAATCCTAATCGTAAGACTAAAATTATTGAAGCTACATGTTTGAATACCGAAAAGAGATTTCAGGATGTATATAATTACTATCTTATATCCGAAACTGATAATCAGATATTAGAAGAATATGAGCTGCAAGGTCGTGGTTCTGTGCCTTGGATAACAACACGCTGGTCTAAATCTGGGTTTGAGGTTTGGGGTCGTGGTCCTGTTTTGCAAGCAATGCCAGCAATTAAGACTCTTAATCTTACAGTTCAGCTTATTCTTGAAAATGCTGAAATGGCTATATCTGGTTCTTTTGTTTATGATGATGATGGCGTTTTTAATCCTGATAACGTTACTATACAACCAGGAACATTCATACCTAGAAGCCCCGGCTCTAGGATAGATACACTACAAAACGCTGGACGGTTTGATGTTGCACAGCTTGTTCTTGATGATATGCGTCGCAATGTCAGAAAAGCACTTTATATAGATGAGTTAGACACTAGACAAAATGCTAGAACACCGCTTTCTGCTACTGAAGTTTCTGAAAGGTTAGCTGACGTAGCTAGAGATATGGGTGCTGTCGCTGGTCGGATGCAAAAAGAGTTTTTAACTCCGCTTGTTGAAAGACTTATAGCTATATATACGGCTCAAGGTTTAATTGAATTGCCAAAGGTGGATGGCAGAACTGTAAGAATAGTTCCTGTTTCACCACTGTTAAGAGCGCAAGATCAGCAAGATGTTTCCGATTTTGTTAGGTTTCAACAAACTGTTGCTGGGACATTTGGTCCAGAGATAACAGCAGCACTATACAATCAGGAAGAAGTTATTAGGTTCTTAGCTTCCAAGTTTGGTATTAAAGAGGAGTTGTTAGCGGATCAGCAACAGGTTCAGCAAAACGCCCAGTTGATACAGCAGCTAATGTCTGCTCAACAGGGTGGAGGAATGCAGTGAAGGAGAAAATAAATGTTTCGCCAGATGGTCGTGGATATTCCAAAGAAGTTGATAAAGATCTTAATAGTAAAGCCTTTGCGCTTTTTGGTTCAGGTATTGGAAAAGATTTCCTTCAGTATCTCGAATCTATTACAACGAATAACGTCTATCCTGCGGGATCTGGAATAGAGTTTCTTGCCCATGCAGAAGGCGCAAGATGGTTAGTTGCGATTATCAAGAAGCGATGTGAAACAGGAAGAAAGCAAGGCGATGGCTAAACCTTCAAATCCAAAACTTTATGCAAGAGCCAAAGCAATAGTAAAGGCAAGAGTGAAGAAATGGCCTAGCGCATATGCTAGCGGCCAGTTAGTTCAGCAGTATAAGAAGATGGGTGGTAAATACTCGTGAGTCTAAAAAAATGGTTTGATGACAAATGGGTAGACATATCTACTAAGAAAGATGGCAAGCACCCTCCTTGCGGTAGAAAGATGGGTGATGGTAGAAAATACCCAAAATGTGTTCCTCAATCAAAAGCGAGGACTATGAGTTCTGCACAAAAACAATCTGCTGTAAAACGCAAAAGAGCCACCAACCCTAGCGGTGGTGGTAAAAAACCAACTTATGCGAGGACATGATGAAAGCTAAACCACTTACTAAACGCCAAAAGGAAACAATGAAAAGGCATAAAGAACATCATACGGCTGCCCACATGAAACACATGACAAAGATGATGGGTCGTGGAGCTACATTTGGTGAAGCTCATAAATCTGCAATGAAAAAAGTAGGTAACTAATGGCAAAAACTCCTGCATGGCAAAGAAAAGAAGGTAAAAGTAAGTCTGGCGGTCTTAATGAAGCTGGAAGGCGATCTTTGCGTAGGCAGGGTAAGAATATTAAACGTCCTGTTTCTGCTAAACAGGCTAAGAAGTCACCAAAAGCAGCAGCAAGACGTAAATCGTTTTGTAAGCGTATGATGGGTATGAAGAAAAAGCTTACAAGTAAAAAAACGGCTAATGACCCTAATAGTCGTATCAACAAAGCATTGAGAAAGTGGGATTGTTAATATGAATGAAGCGTTAGAGCAAAGCGTTGAAACCGAAGCACCAGTAGAGGTTCAGGCACAAGAGATGCAGGAGCAACCTCAAGATCAAAGCCCTGATAGACCAGATTGGCTTCCTGCAAAGTTTGAAAGACCAGAGGAACTTGCTGTTAGTTATGGAGAGCTTGAACGTAAGTTTTATCAGAGGAAAGATGATTTAAGGACAGAAATAGTTGGCGAACTTAACGAAGAAGCTATGAGTTCTGCCCCTATTAGCCCGGGCGATTATGAAATAAAGATTCAGTCTCCTGAAGGGTTAGAGCTTACAGTTGATGAAGATAGTCCTATGGTTGGCTGGTTTCGTGATAAAGCTCACGAATATGGTTTAAGCCAAGATGAATTTACCTCTTTAATGAATGAGTATGCTTATATTGATTCTAATCGTGGTCCAGACTGGAATGTTGAATCTGAAGCTTTAGGCGAATATGCAGAGCAACGTTTGGATCGTGTTGACAATTTTATGGAGCAAAATCTATCAGAAGAATCATATTCAGTCTTTGCAAATATTCCTGCAAGTGCTGGTATGGTTGAGCTTTGTGAAGAAATTATGGAACTAAATGGTCAACCTAAATTTAACATGGTTTCTGAAACAGAATTTCAAGAGAATTTGACTGTTCACGATCTTAGGGAAATGCAGAAAGATCCAAGGTATTCTGGCAGTCAGAAAGAGCGTGATCCGGCTTTTATCAACAAAGTTGGTGCTGGATTTGCTCAATTAGCAAGGCGAAAGCAAATGTGAATTTACATTTACAGTTTATTTTGCTTTATTGTATGTACAGAAGGCCCAAAGCGTTGGTGTCAGCCCTAAATGGAGTAGCTCTCCTATCTGGATAACTGAATAAGCCAATGTGTAGGAACAACCTGATGGACATGGTAACTCTAACTTAGAAGGAGGCTTAGATGGCTACACCATCTATTTCAACAGCCTTTATCGAGGAGTTTGAATCTGGGGTCCACATGGCGTATCAGCGCATGGGGTCAAAGCTTCGGAACACTGTCCGTACAGCGAATGGTGTGAAGAACAAAACCACGTTTCAAAAAATTGGTAAGGGTTTTGCTACCACGAAGGGTAGACATGGTTCGATTCCACCTATGAACCTTAGTCATACAAATGTCAGCGTGACATTAGAAGACTATTTTGCAGGTGAGTGGGTTGACGATCTAGATCAGCTTCGTGTTAATCACGATGAGATGTTAGTTGCACAACAGTCAGGTGCTTATGCACTTGGTCGTAAGACTGATGATCTTATTTTAGCTGCAATGGATACTACAACCAGCGCACACAATGAAACCACTAACGGCATAACTTTGGCATGGGCTTTAGAGCTTATGGAAAAGTTTGGCAATAATAGTGTTCCTGACGATGGTCAGCGTTACGTTGTTGTCGGATGGGAACAGTGGTCACAGCTATTAGATTTGGATGAGTTTTCACGAACCAACTACGTTGGTAATGATGAGCTTCCATTTGCTAATGCAATGACTGCAAAGCGTTGGCTTGGCTTCATGTGGTTTCCATTCTCAGGTCTGTCAGAAGCCGGATCTGGTAATGTAGATCGCAAGTGCTTTGCTTGGCACAGTGGTTCTATTGGACACGCAATTGGAGCTGATGTTTCATCAAACATGCAGTATCACAACGATAAGGACAGTTACTTTGTAATGAACAAAATGCAAATGAACTCAACCCTCATCGATGCTGAAGGCTGTTTTGAACTTCAGCTAAAGAAATAGGAGGTAGGTATGGCGTTTGTACAAGCAAATTTATCTCTTGTTGCTTATAGCGGAAATGGATTTCACATTTGGCATTACACAACAACCGATGCCAAAGCTGACATTGATACAGCAGGTTATTTTAATAACATGGCTAGTGAAATGAATGTCGGTGATGTTATTCATGCAAATACTTCAACAGGTGGTACACCTGAGTATGGTATTTTCTGCGTAAATGCTAATAACGGTACTACCGTAGACGTAGCTGATATGGTCAGCTTGTCAGGTACGGATACTGATTAATGGCTAAAGCACCAGCAAAAAAGAAGGTGGCGGTGAAAGCTGCCCCTTCTGGCTCCAAAACTCTGAAAAGACGTAATGGAGTAGTAACTATTGGGGCTAGAGCAACATTGGGAAAAAGGGCTTCATAATGGATAAAAAAATGAAGAACCAAAAAACCATGGGTAAGAAATCAACTCTTACTGCAAAGCAAAAAACACTTCCACCAGAATTGCAAAAGAAAATACTTGCATCCAAAAAAGGAGAATAGTTATGGCGAAGAAAAAACCTCGCAAGGGCGGTAGAGGATACTAGATGCCTACTACACCATCCACAGATATTGAGGTAGCACAGAAGGCTATGGTTCTTGTTGGACTAGAGCCTTTAACGTCTTTTACAGATCAGACTGATGAAGCGTTAGTTGCTAACACAATATATGAAGATGTCATTGAGGATTGTCTTGCACAGCATAACTGGAATTTTGCTACTGGACAGAAAGAACTCAGTAGACTGACGGCTGTGCCTGTTGATAGATGGGATGCTGCATATGCTATGCCGACATCACCACCTGTTGTTCAGGTACAGACTGTCACTATTGATGATTCTCCACAACCTTACGATATTTACGAAAACAATATTTATATCAATGCTGATGCTACAGATACAGTAGTGCTTAATTATATCTTTAGACCTGTTGTTAGAAACTGGCCTCCTGCATTTACTATGTGGACTATATTTAGGTTGGCTTCTGTTCTTGCTTTATCAGTTACGAGAAAGGGCGATATTGCCAAAAGCTATACGGATCAAGCTGAAGCTCAATTTAGAAGAGCAAAAGCCAGGGATTCACAGCAAGTCACA